AGCCAAGCTCTCCCAACAAGTTATCTAACTTTTGATCTACAATAGTTGCTTCCATTTCCTTATGATTAAACGGAAGTTCTTTAAACCAGTTAGGTAGGTTTAGTTCGTCCACTGGATAGCCAACGCTGGTGTAACCCATGGGATTGTCTTTGAGTTTGCATACAATGGTCTTCATACCGTCCACAATATTCATGCTGTAGTTGTCGCCATGCATTTTCTTTAGACGGTTCCAGTTAATAGCGGCCCTGACGTGTCCGGGCATGTTTGCTTTGCCCTTGTATACTTCTTTGCCGTCTTCTTTGCCCCACTCTAGGTTAGTAAACTTGGTTAGGTTGTTAACACGCTTGGGTGTGCCCTTTTCCCAGCCTGGGAGATTAGCAAAATCACGTTTGAATTCTAGAATACGTTCCACGGCATGTTCGGACCCCTTGCCATCCAGTACTTCTTCAAGTAGCTCACTCATAAAGTCCTGCATAACCTTAGGTGTATCACTACGCTTGAGATCCAGTCCCATAGCCTTTACTTTGCCAGGCTTGCCATCTTTGTCTGTACGATAACCTTCCTGATCATACACTAGTACTGCATAACGCTTCTTTGTAATAAAGATGCCGCGGCTGCCAATGATTTCTCTGCCGGCAGCAATGATCTCGCCATTTTTACGCGGACAGTGGAAGTCTTTTTCCATGAATGCTGGAAATGTAGTGTTCACTTCATCTGCAATGGTATCGTATAATGCTACACATTCATCCTTGCCCCAGCGCATTTCTCCACGTTCAACTTGATCACGAATTACTGGCCAAGCACTAAAATATACGGAGTCAGTATCTCCATATATGATTGCATCACCCACGTGATCGTATTTGCCTGTGAGTAGCTCGTTAGTCTTTGCACTCATATGCTTTGCAATACATCTGCCTGTGAGTGTAGTGGACTGTCCAATACGACGATCAAAGAAACGACAGTACGGATTAAGAATAGCGCCATACAAACTGTTAAGGTTAATCTTCTTAACTAGCTGTCGCTTGTCCCAGAACGCACGTTCCTCGCCAGTTGCTTCACGCATTTTCGCTTGCAGTTCTTTACGTTCAGCATACCAGCGTTCTAGCAGTGCTGGGATTACACCCTTTTTCTCGTATGTAAAGATTGTACCATTAGCAGTAAGTATCCAGGGATTATTACTGTCAAAGATTAAACGCCAAACTTCAGCAGCACTAAGAGTATCCGATCCTCCGGTTTCCCAATCAATAGTAATCTCCGTTCCACGCTTGCCAGCCATCACTGCCTGATACTCTAGCGTACCAAACATGTTTTCCCAACTACCAGCGAATGAAGCACCATCTTCAGCTATACGTCTGCCTAACTCATTGTCTGTCATTATTGGACGTAGTTGGCCCACGATAGTTTCTGGTGCCATGTTAAGAGCACGAATTGCACTAGGATATAGACTGTTTAAGTCAATTGAACCAATCCATTCGTGAATACCTTTTTTAGGATCTGCAACATATGCACCTGCTGCTGTATGCTTTTCACCTGCGTCCTTTTTATTGGGAACAATCAAACCCTGTTCATGTGCTTCGTTAATAATTGCCTGTTCTGTAACAGCAACCGCGCCCATTGTAGTAGGAAGTAAAACAGTGTTAGCGTGAGCAAGCTCGTTACTAAGATCAATAAACTTTAGTTTGGTATCCAGCTTATACAGGAGCATGGTGTCCTGTCTGTTATAGTCAATAAATGTATAAAAGTCCTGGTTGTAAAGCTGGTCTAGCGTACCCTCATAGGCAACTTTGCGCTCACCTAGTTCATACTCGCCAATAGCATCCAAACTGTAACTGTGCATCTCATGATATGTATACTTGCGATACAACTGCATATAGTCCAGATGCTGTCTGCCTATAATATCAAAAGTAAACTCTTCCTTACCAAAACGTTCAAACTTGCGTTCACGTGGTAACTGTCCCCACAAACAAAAGCGGCGTGTATCATCTTTGCTGAGCACACGGGTAATGCGATTAACTGTGTAAGGAATATCGTATCCTTCTGAGTTCCAACCGCTTAGGATATCTGCGTCATCAATGAGATCTAGGAATACCTCCAGCATCTCACTTTCACGTTCAAACAGGATCGTGTTGTCAAAATCCTTCACAATATCTTTAGCACTCTCCATACTCAAACTTTTGGGAGGTACAGCCAGTGTAACTAGTTTATTGATCCAGTTCAAGTAAAGACTGATACTTGTTATAGCATTAAAGGGATCGTCCGTACTGCTGTAGCCACGTTCGGGATCAAAGTCTACCTCGATATCGAAAAAGCAGGTCTGTAGTTTAGGAGCATCCACGCCCAAGTAGTTTTCTGCCAAACAGCGGAATACTGGATTGATGTCGCTTTCCCAGATTCCCTGCTTGCCATGTATTTTAAGTTCTTTCTGGAACTCTTTGCCGTTACGTGTACTGAAACGACTTACTCTATTTCCATAGATAGTCTGAAATTTGCCACGCGGATCGTTGTAATAGAACACGTAGTTGGCAGGAAACTCTCTATACGCTCTCCTGCCAGCCACACGTTCTACTACATTTATACGATCATGTTCCCTATCAAAATATGCATCTACATACATTACTTAAATACCAACCCTGCTATATAAACCACAGTAATACCAGAATTTAGTACTACTAGGCTTTGTTCCCGCCACAGCCATCCTACGAGTGCCCAGATAGCATTAGCTGCCAGAAACACATACAAGTATAACGGAAAAACATTAAATGCTGCAAGAACTGATCCTACTAGAATTGCGGCAGTTCCTAACCAGGCTAATTGTTGATAAGGTTTCTTTTGATTCTTTTGATTCACTGAAGTTTGCCAACAGTTGCTAGAATGTTTTCCAGTTCTGCTAGGTCTTCACTATGGCGTGCAAAGTCGGCCTTGTATGCTGTTTTAATTGCTTTTTTAAGTACTGCTGGCTTAATCTGCATTTCTTCTGCAATAGCCTTTACTGTGTCATCTAGGCCGCCATTAAGGTCGTCCACTTCCTGCAGGACTGAAAGACCCTCGTTAATTAGTTGTGTTAGTTTAGCTTTTTCTTCTGGATTGAATACGCGATCACCGTTACTCATTGAGTTCTCCTTATGATTCAAGTGTACTATGGAACCGTGCGAATGTCAACCTATACTTATTTTGGGTACAACTTTTGATGAGGAAAGTCATACATCTTTAGGTCTCCACCCGGGTCGGGGTTTAAACCTTTCTGTTCTTTCTGTTTTTTATTGTTCTTTAAGAATTCACCAATCTGAGGCGTTCCAGATTTGCCACGTTCTTTTGCTTTATTAAGTGTATCTTCATTGTCTTTTGTATAAGGAAATCTATATAGGCTGTCCTTGCCCTTTACAATAGCCCATAATGTGATATACGTTTGATCATCTACTTTATCCACTGTATGATATTTGTATACAAACTTTTCAGGTTTGGCATAGTAAGGTTTACCAATAAATCCTAAGTTAGTTACAAAACTTAAATAGATAGCTACAAATACTATTGGAACGATTAAAAACTTCGTTTTTTTGCTTATTGTTAATAGTGGAATAAGACAGACTAGTCCTGCAAAACTCCAGATCATTGCTAGTTGTATCATACTCAGATTAAAGTCAAACATTACCATTCTTTCCGTAAGTTAGTATCACCATAAATTATATGAGTATTGCTATCCTCAACGTCCACTGATTTATCATCAAATATTTCTATTCTATAGACTGGTATCTCTTGCCCAGTTTTAGTTAGCGTAACTGTTTTAGTTGATATTGATACGAATGGATTTACTGATATAAATTCTACAGTAACATCAATAGGGTCTGAAGTTTGTGAACCACCATTGCTAAACCAATGTAAACTTACATAAAAGACTCTAGGGTCCCTTGAACGTATACTTACCGCTTCTCTATTAATCTGTCGTATCTTCTCTTTACCATCCTTATCAATAAACCTATCATTACTAATACCCATATCATCTCTTTCTAGATGGATAAGAGCATGGTCTTTACGTCTAAAACTTATAATGTTATTCTGGTCATCCATTACCCATGTATCTATATCATAAGTACTAGTATCATCCCATGTTACCAATACAATATATTCCGCCTTTGGATCTACACTTGCTTTTTTCGCTACTGGATTTATTAGAATAAAAGCCAGAATAAACATGAATGTAAAACCTACTAACAGGTTAAACAATAAGTCAATAAAGCCGAAGCCAGATTTATATCTTGGTTTGTTCGCCATTGTCCCAGCTATTCTCTAAAATAACCATTTGCAGTTTTGTTAGTATGCTGCAAATCAATCCAATAAGAGTTGTGCTGAGTGCAGTGCTCATTCCCACTGCCATGTCCGCAATAGCTTCCTGGACATTTACAACATTCTTAACATCTAAGCCACTGAAAGTTGTATTAAGCATTAGTAGAAATCCTGCTACAGTGCCAATCATACCTAAAGTAATCATAGCTTCACTACCAAACCATACGTAGTTGCTATAGTTTTGTATTTCCTTACTATTAACCTTACTAATATAGCCAGTTAAGCCAGTAGTCACAATAAAGACAACAATGATTGCTATGCTTATTTTTGTTATATCAGCATACCATAATGCTTCCCACCAACCCAATTTCCAGGCTATGAGTGCACCAAAAAAGGTTATAGTGAGTTGTATCCACCACTTCAGAAATGGAATATTTTGTGTTAGCATTACATTTACTCTCGTACTATACTTTTGATAACCAAGATTTAAATGAATCAAGAGCTACTTGTGGTTTGACATAGGGACTAAGTTTAAGTGATTCCACTTCACTATAAAATTCTTGAGGGTAAAACTTATTATTGTATTCAAATCCATCTTCACGTTCTAGCTTATATACGCTATAATCTGACTTTGTATTATCATCATAATCGTGTTCTATCATGCCGAGAGCATAGACTTCGCCGTTCTTTTCAACTTTAGTAACTAGTCTAAAGTCTCTACCAGCGACATATTGAAAATCGCTGTTAGTGCGTTCGAGCATAGTAATTGTATTTCTAATATCTTGTGCGTTCATAACAGTGTATTTATCTAACGCTCTACAATCTCTACAACAAGGTCTGTAGTGCCTTTGAGTATGCGATGATAGGTGTTTTTTGGTATAGGAAAACTGTCTCCAGGTTCTAAATTTACAGGAAGTTGGTTATCCATCTGCAAGCGCCACCCGTCACCTTCAACTATACTGACATAACGATCACGACGATCTCTATGCCAAACAAGCTCATGACTATCAACTTCTACTGAAAATGTTCTTGTGATTACATTGTCCCTAGTGGACTCTGTATAGGGGTTTACCACCAGGCTCCGCCTTTGACACCAAGAGCTTTATATCGTGGTGTGCGGCATGCCCAGTAACCTGCTTTCATCTTGTCGTTCTTTTGTTTACACTTGTGACGTGCTACAAATGAACGAACTCTGTCCCTATCGCCACTCTTTACGCTTAGTCCTGATGTATCGCCCCAACTGATCTTCTTAACACGACCAGTCTTTGGATTCTTTACATATACATAGAACTTTTTAGGACCGCCACGTTTGGGTGAATTCAGTTTAACTTTGCGTCCTTGATACTCTGCTTCGTCAAGCTCTACTTCTTCGTCTAGTCCACGTTTTTTCTTATTGACATAATAGTTACTACCTTTGCCATATCCATGACGCCATGCCATTGAGCGTAGGTCATCATCGCTCTTGTCTTTGTATCTTTCAGCAAAATCTTCGTCACTCATTTCAGCATTGCGTTGTTTGCTTTTTATAACGCTGGCTGGCATTCCTTCAGCAAGGTCTTCAATTGGGACATCAAGAGGAACACGCTCGCCCTCTACCATAATACATTCACCGATGTCTGTATCAAGTAACTCCTGATCCTGCCAATCTAGGTCAAGACTTTCACGCATCTTACGCACACGAGTATAAAACTCTGTAAATGCTTCACTACCAGGACGGAACATGCATTCACTAAAAGGAATGCCACGAGCAATATGTTCCTTAATTGCTTCTTCAACTGGATTTCTTTTTAGATCACTTGCTTTCATTTTGTTCTCACATTCTTGGCTTTACCGCGTCTGTTCTTTTTGGGATCTTCTCTACGCTTTCTACTTGCTGCTGTAGCACGTTTCTTTTTGCCTAGTGCATGTGCTTTACTTTGTGGTAAACACTTGGGCTTGCCTTCACTGTCACTATCCCTAGCACAGTCGCCACGAATTTTACCATCAGGACCGAAACGAACCCATTTGTCCTTAAACCACTTGCGTAGATCTTCGTTGGTTGTAAACTCGTGGACCCGCATTACTTTTTACTCTTATTGCCCCAGTTAGCTGCGCCAACCTTGCGACACTTTACAAGTGCACCGCTAGCATATGCGCTTGGCCAAACTTTGTAACGTGATTTTACTTTATGATAGCAGGCATCCTTTTCGCCAGCTGCTTCATCAAACTCAGCCTCAGTAATTGCTTTTGAAATAAATTCTGAGGAACGCATAATAATTAGTCATCTTCCCTTGGTGGGTTGCTATACATGTGTGCTTCTTCTAGAGCTTCCATAGCTTCAATTAGTTTTTGATGTGCATCTGCAATCCATGCAGCGTCACCGCCTTCACGGTCTACCATTTTACTAAGCACTGCACCTTCTGCTGTAACTTTCATAAGACGGCCCATCATATTAAACATCTTTTGAAAACTATCATCGATTGCTGTTGCAGAACTTGTGGCTTCTTTAACTGCGCTATCAACTGTGGTTAGATCATTACCTTGTGCTACTTCACTCTTCATAAAGTCACGATATCGACTAGCAATATCACCTAGCACATCTTCGTTAGCTTTGTCTTCAGCTACAGATTCCTTCTTGGCTTTCTTGTCAGCGGCAGCCTTCTTCATGGATTCTTCTTTATCGCCATCGCCATCTAAATCAATATAGTCTGGCTTTGCTGCTTCTTCAAGTTCATTAAACACCTTGAGAATACTTGCTGTCTCACGAGTGCCTACTACTGCTTCTTCAACTGGCTTGTATACTTCTTCACCGGTTACTGATACTTGATCTTCATCAGCACTAATAGCATTGAGCTTTTTTACTAGGTCTGCGAATGAATTGCTCATCTCTTACTCCAATCTGAATACTTTGTTTTGAGTTTGCGGGTCTCTTGAACTGGCTCTGCAGACTCAAGTGCATCTAATGCATCTGCTGGCATCGCTTCCTGATTGTCAGAATTCATTCCGCTCATCTCATACTCTAGATGATGCTTAACACTGCCAATGTAATCTGCTGCCTTGGTAATCTTAGCTTGTACCCAACCCTCTAAGCCCTGTTCCTCGCTTACGTTTCTTAACATGTCGTGCAACTCGATAGCATACTTGCCAATCTTGTATAGATCTGCTCGCGCCATCTGTACTTCGTGATCCGTTTCGCAACGATCAGCCATGTCACCTAGGTGACCTTCTGCAATCTGTTGTAGTTTTTTATAAGTATTTGCTATGTCGTTACTCATGATATCTTCCTAAATAAAATAATATAGTATTTATACTATAATGTGGCCAGTGGCTTTTTTGAATTACGTTTAATTACTTCGCCACCAAATAAACTTACATCACCATCTAATGCATTATCTGTAGGTTTTTGCATCTTTGGTTTTTTCTTACTGCGAGCAACTGCTGGATTCACTACTACAGCAACATTTCCGCTTGTGGTAGCACCAGCACTTGCTGTTTCTTTAATAAATTCATTCGCTCTCATTGGTCAATCTCACATTGTCGTATGTAAATGTAACGCCTGGTGTAACGCTCTCAACTTGTATAT